CCCTCTACATACGCCAATACGACGACAACATGAATGAGCATCAGCTTATTTACATGAGTCACCAACAATGGTTAGACATCTTGGCTGGCTGGACTAGCTCCCCTGGTGCATACTACGTTGATATTAAAGGAGTAAAATATGAATGAGTTAGGCCAGGGCTTTTTTGCTGGCTTGTTCGCCCTGTATGTGTTAGGCATACCCCTGTTGCTGCACATGGTTGAGCCTGAGGATGAGGAGGTTGATCCACGTGCACCACTGAAGTTTGCATTACTGTGGCCCTTTATTGCCATGCAGGTAGTGTACAGTATTTTTATAGGAGAGAGACAAGATGACTGAACTAGCCCTAATTAAGACGCTACTGAACCGAGAGTTCTATGATGCCCACAAAGGTATACGTTGCCCTGATAAGATCTTTAGTAAGGATGTACGTAAGATCAAGCAGACACTAGACCACGCTATGAATAACTATGACGGTGACCTTAGCATGGCAGACCTAGAGGCTTTGTTCTACTCTCAGAACCAAACCATGACTACTGCAACTAAGGGTGCCTACGGTGATCTATTCCGTATGATGCACAAGGCTGATGTAGTTAAGGAAGAGATTGCTGATACTGTTTTGGGCCAACTGTTCCAACAGTATGTAGGTGATGAGGTAGCCAACCTAGGGTTTGACTTTGTTAATGGCTCAGTAAAGAGCCTAGAACCCTTACGGAGGCTCTTAGATGACTATAAGGATGACTTCACTCCTAATGTACGTATTGATTGGAATGACATTTCCATTGATACTCTCCTTGCAGCTAATGACATGCAAACTCAATGGAAATTTAATATCCCCTCGTTGCAGCGCAAAGTGGAGGGAGTGTCAGGAGGTCACCTGTTACTTGTCGGAGCTAGGCCTAACACAGGAAAAACCTCCTTCCATGCATCCCTAATCGCTGGACCTAATGGTTGGGCACATCAGGGTGCTAAGTGTGTGGTGCTATGTAATGAGGAAGCCTATGAGCGTGTAGGAGCACGTTACCTTAGCGCTGCTGCTGGTATGACTATGGATGAGGTCAAAGGTAACGTAGCCCTAGCTAGATCACGGTATGAGCCAGTGCGTAAGAACATTCGTGTGAAGGATAGCACCAACAAAGATATGCAGTGGGTTGAATCTCTTGTTAAGCAGGAACGTCCTGACATTCTAATCCTAGACATGGGTGATAAGTTCGCTAGTAAGACCAGCGATAAGTCCGATGTGTACCTAAAAGATGCGGCTATCTATGCTCGTAACATTGCTAAGCAGTATGACTGCTGTGTTGTATGGATGTCACAGCTTAGTGCTGTAGCAGAGGGTAAGGTAATCGTTGATCAGTCAATGATGGAAGGCTCTAAGACAGGCAAAGCAGCTGAAGCAGACCTCATGGTGTTGATCAGTAAGAACCCTGTTGTAGAAGGTGCTGATGAGCAGGACACACAACGACACTTGAACATTGCTAAGAACAAGCTTAAGGGTGGTTGGCATGGTGTAGTACATTGTGAATTAGACGGTGGACGATCACTATACACAGCTTAGAGGAGAGAGAGATGAGACTGGTATTAGACGTAGAGAATACTACGCAGCGGCGTAACGCTAAGCTACACTTAGATCCGTATGAAGAGGGTAACTTCCTTGTGCAGGTAGGTATGCAGAATGCTGATAATGCGGAAGAGACATTCCTCGTTAACATAGACCACTTAGAGGCAAAGGATACCAGTGGCGCTGGGCGTAAGCTAGTCCAGGACATCTTAGATATGACAACACTGTTGATCATGCATAACGCACAGCACGATCTGATGTGGCTGTGGGAGTGTGGCTTTAAGTATGATGGTGAGGTGTATGATACTATGCTTGCTGAGTACGTATTGCTACGTGGGCAGAAGGACATCCTGAGCCTAGACGGTTGTGCCCAGCGCAGAGAACTATCATCACAGAAAGATGATGCACTTAAGCGTTATTTTAAGGAAGGCTACAACACTAATGAGATACCGCTGGATGAACTTACCTATTACCTTAAGTGTGACCTTGATACTACTCGTGAGTTGTACCACGCAATCGAAGCAGACTACGCAAAGCAGGAGTCACAATCCCTCTGCACTGTACGAGACATTACGTTCAACACTTGCAGAACCCTCACTAGAATGTACATGTCAGGTTTTAAGGTAGACAGAGTAGCATTAGATGCTGTGCGTAAAGAGTATGAAGAAGAGAAGGCAGCAATAGAAGATAAGCTACAGCACAAGGTACGTGAGATTATGGGTGACACACCTATCAATCTTAACTCAAAGCCACAGATGTCTGAGGTAGTGTTCTCTCGTCGAGTAAACAACAAGAAAGAATGGGTGGACCTATTTGAGTTCACCAAAGATAAGAAAGAGTTTAAGCAAGCAGTAGAGGCTAACAGTACAATAGTACGCCGCACTAAAGCTTTTACCTGCCCTGAGTGTAAGGGTGTAGGTAGCGTATACAAGATAAAGAAAGACGGCACTAAGTTTGCTAGACCTAACAAGTGTAAGGACTGTGATGCACGTGGGTATCAACTAAAGGCTACTAACAAGTTAGCTGGACTAGGCTTTGCTGCACCTACAAAGAAGTGGATTAGCGCCAATGGGTTTAGCACAGGCAAGGACAACTTAGATGTACTCATAGCCACAGCTAAGAACAACAACATGGAAGAAGCTATATCTTTCCTGATGGACCTAAAGAGATTGTCTGCTGTTAGCAGCTACCTTAGTTCATTCGTAGAGGGTATCGACACCTTCACTAAGGGTGATGGGTTCCTACACGTAGGCCTAACACAGCATGTCACTGCTACAGGTCGCTTCTCTGGTCGTAACCCTAACATGCAGAACATGCCACGAGGCGGTACATTCCCTGTTAAGCGTGTGTTTATATCACGATGGGAGGGTGGCCATGTGTTAGAGGCTGACTTTGCTCAGTTAGAGTTCCGTGCTGCAGCATTCTTAGCACAGGATGAGACAGCTATGCATGAGATTGAGACAGGGTTTGACGTACACAGCTACACTGCAAAGGTTATCACTGATGCAGGGCAGAAGACATCACGCCAAGAAGGGAAGGCCCATACGTTTGCACCTCTCTTTGGGGCTACAGGGTATGGTAGATCAAAGGCAGAAGAGGCCTACTACATACACTTCATTGAGAAGTATAAAGGTATTGCTGCATGGCATAAGAACTTGGCTGATGAAGCAGTACGGTTTAACAAGATAACAAACGTATCAGGGCGACAGTATGCTTTCCCTGATGTTAAGCGCAACCAGCGTGGCGGTGTGTCACACTTCACGATGATCAAGAACTACCCAGTACAAGGCTTTGCTACAGGTGATGTTGTCCCTGTTGTGCTAATAGAATTAGAGCAGCGGTTGAATCATCTACAGTCGTGCTTAGTTAACACGGTACATGACTCAACAGTTGTAGATGTACACCCAGAGGAGAAGGATGAAGTACTACAGATCATTGACGATATGAACGAAGGATTAAACGATCTCATAGAAAAAGCCTATGGTGTCGTAATGAATGTACCGCTTCTATTAGAATCTAAGATAGGCCCTAATTGGCTTGACGTAGATGATGTATGACGGTATAACTCAGGCTCTTAAACACAAATCTCATGGAGAATAATATGAGTAATGAACTATCAATCGCAACTGAACGTGGACAATCCTTAGCAGAACTAATGGGTGTCAGCGAGAAGTCATCTAAGCCAGCAGGTCCATCCCTTGCACGTGTCAACGTAGTTAGCACAGCACTCAAGGGTGAGATCGACGTTGCAGGTAAGAAACTAAAGACAGACGTTGTACCTGTAGGTGCTTACAAGATCACACATGGTGATGATGTATTCTACGCTACTAACGTAGACATCCGTATCTTTGCCCAGCGCCAACAGTGGCAACGCTGGAACTCTGCTACTAACGAGATGGAGAAGTCAGTCATGGCTACTAATCTCAATGGTGACATGCAGGATAGCGTAGGTGGATTCAACCTAGGTCGCCCTAGTGGTTACATTGAAGACTTTAATGCGCTACCTGAGAAGACTAAGGACATCATTCGTACTGTTAAACGAGTGAAGGTCTTTATGGGGCTGCTGTCTGTGGATAACCCTATGGATGAAGCAGGTCAGCCCCTTACATCTATGCAGTTTCAGGATGTACCCTTTGTAATGGACGTTAAGAACCGTGATAGCCTTAAGAGTATTGACGGTGCACTAACTCTACTACAGCGTAAGAACCTATTACCAATCATGTCTACTCTTGTGATGGGTGGTGAAGAAGCCTCTATCCCAACAGGTGCCACGTATGGTGTAAGTACTGCTAAGGTTGGCACTACCGTTGAACTGTCTGATGCAGACAACGAAACGCTTAAGGACTTCTTAGGCTTCATTGAGTACAACAATGGAAAGGTTATGGATCTACATCATGATCGGTCTGACACCAGCCTGAGTGCAGAAGATGCCGCACTTGTGGGTTCCATTATTGATGTGGATGCTGAGTAATGAATCATCCTGCAGAATTAGCTATCTTTACGTTCCTACAGAAAGCTATGGCAGGTGAGTCTACAATGTCAAAGGAGGTGGCTGCTAAGGTCGCCTCCGATGTAGAGGCAGCGTTGTTTAAGCAGTTTGATAGCGGTCCCCGTGATGCATTCCGCTTACGTATGTCTAACATTGGTAGACCCAAGTGTCAGCTATGGTACGATAAGAATGAGCCAGAGGGTAAGACACCCTTCCCACCACACTTCCTGATGAACATGATCCTAGGTGATATTGTTGAAGCAGTATTCAAGGGCATCATGAGGGCAGCTAAGGTGGACTTCGATGACAATGATTATGTCACACTCAAGTTAGGTAACGGTAAAGAAATCCGTGGTGAGTATGACATGGTGCTAGACGGTAAGGTTGATGACGTTAAGTCTGCCTCACCTTGGTCCTACCAGAATAAGTTTGCATCCTTTGATGCGTTAGCTACAGGTGATAGCTTTGGGTACATCCCACAGCTTGTAGGCTACGCAGAGGGCGCAGGTAAGGACGTTGGTGGGTGGTGGGTAGTCAACAAGGCTAACGGTGAGTTTAAGTACGTCTCAGCAGAGGGTGTCGATAAAGATGCTGTACTAAAAGACATCGAAGACCTGACGGATTA